GCTTGCGAGCGAAGCCCCGGAGGTCTTCATCGTCGCCGCCTATTGATTTTGTGGTGCCCTCTTTGGGGGCAAAGTTGCCTTGCTTCTTGCGGTCTTCTTCCCGGCCCGCGAGGCGCTGCGCCTGTGCGGTGAGAGTGGACTCGTCAGTACCCGTGAGGAACAGGTCAGCGTCCGAAGGTTCGCCTTTCGGCCCCTTCTTCGTGCTGACATTGAACTCGGCGGCGATCCGTGAGCGCAGAGCGTCCTGCTCTGCCTTCGTGGCCCGCGCTTCCATCTCCGCGACCCGCTGCTCAAGCGTCTGGGCGTTCCCAGCCTGAGACTTCAAGTCGTCGTAATCACCGAACTTATTCTTCGCCTGCTGTGCCAGCCGCTCGCGAACGATGCGATCAACGTCAGCCTGCGTGAATGCCGGATCTTTCGGCGGATCACTGGGTGGTGGATCTACTGGGGTTCCGGGTTCGTTCGGCGTGCCTGGTTCGTTGCTCATTGGGTAACTCCGTTTCCGTCCCGTCGGACATCAGAACCGGTCTTGAAGCGCGACCGTAGCGCTCTAACCCCGTCAACCGGGGAAGTCTGGATAGTTAGTGTTCAAATAGTCGCGGAGAGCCGCTTGCTGCTCCGGTGATCTCCGTCTACGGCTTGCCAAATACTGCATGGCGTCCGCTTCCTCGCCAAAGTCATTAGTCGAGAAAACCGGTTGGGCCGTGCACTTGCAGTTCTCATGTGAAGCGAACAGTGCAGTAGCGTCCGTGTAAACCGCGCCACGATCTGCCAGCATCCGGCAAAACTTACAACCACCCGATGCAACACGCCGCCAACCCACAGCCGAAGGATCCCGCTTACGGTTCTCAACAATCGTGTCCCGAAAAGGCCGCGCAGATTCCAACTGGACAACCTGCGCCAACCTCCCCGCAGTCACCTCCTCCGCGCCATCAAACAAAGGCTCAGAAGCCCAAGCGACAGCCCTACGGATCTTCACCTCACGGTCAACAACCACAGGCTCAGCAACATAAAGCTTCGGAGGCGCAGCACGCTCACGCTCATCGTCGTAATAGTCAGCAGCCAAAGCCGACGAACCATCCGCGTAATACCGGATGACATCCGGGACAACATCCAACAGGACCGCCCGCCGTGCCGTTGCCGAACCGGAAGTAAGGCCCAACGCGGCAACCGCCCTGACGACAGCCTCATCGGTTACAAGCGAAAGCGCGGCCTTAGACTCACTCGCCGTCAGCATCAGTCTGCGGTGTCAAAGCAGCGACCACAGCCCTACCAGCAGCCCTACGCCGGTCAGCCATAGCGCGCCGGATCTGCTGCTCATCCAAGCCCAGCAGTTCCAACCCCACCTCAGTCTCAGCAAGCCAAGGAACCGCACCAATCTGCTTAGCACCAGCATCAGCCGCAGCCGCACGAGACAGATAAATAGGGGAGCGCCACTTAGTTTCGATGGAACCCCACGCTTCGGGAACCTCAGTGAGCCCGTTCTGGATAGCGAGCGCCCGGTTCACGGTTCGACGGATCGGAACCGACCAGTCATCCATGGCACCCTCAGCCTCAGAAATCAGGTTCTCCCTGGATGCCGCATAAGACTCACCGCTCGTTGGGTTAGCCATATCAGTCAACGCGAAATCCGAATCAGGCAGATCGGTCTCACGCGCCATCAACTTGGCGAGAGCATTCAACTGGGCCAGGTGCGGCTCAGGGGACTGCCCATCGAACTGCTTCACATCAGCACGAGGATTCGTAGCGCCTTCCTCGTCAGGGATACCAAATGCGCGCCCTAGAGCGATTTGCCAAGAAGCCTTCATCGAACCGTCAGGGTTCTTGAAGATCGACTCATCCGCACCCAGGAGGATCAACTTCGGGATCGTATAGATGTCCATGTGCGCCTCAAGGCGAACCAAAGCACGCAACGCCGAATCCTGATGGCCCATCACAGGCCGCGTAATCCTCGACTTACCCATCCGACGCGAACCACGCGGACGATAAACCAGAGGCTCAGCCGGCACACCCCAAGGATGCTCAGATCGCGCCACACCCCACTTGCCGTCAACCTTGTCAGCGCTAATCGTCACGCCATCCAAGTACAAGACAAACCCGGTGATATTCCCATCCTCACGGGAAGTCACCGACAGCAAATTATCCAAATGCCTACGCCGCGCATTCCACTGCCCATAAGCGTTGAGAGCGTCCTTAGCGTGCACCAGCGCGGGAGGCTCCCCCGCAGACTCATCACCCTTAGTCGTAATCAGATACGACACACCATGAATCAGGGAATCAGTACGGCCCTGAGAAATCTCAGAGAACAGGAAGTTGCGCTCCTCAAGAGCGGCCATCCCAAGCGAATCAAGGTCACCTTCAGGCCAGATGATCTTCTCAAGGTTGCAACGACGGGTAAGCCCATCAACACCCTTAGCGGACCATCCAAGAGCCAAACCGATATTCGCGTACTGAGGGGGGATGACACTACCAATCTGGCGTGCAGCCCGCTTCCCGTCATAATACGAAGACCTCAGCACATTACGGTGTGACTTCCTGCCCAGCTCATCCGCCAACTCATTCAATGTCCCGAGTTCGTCATCAGACAGACCAGGAACATGCAGCTTCTCAGTCAAATCACCACCGCCGTCCTAGATCCAGAACGCCTCGACGGACGCTTCACGTTCTCGTTTTGAGCCCCCCACAGGGCAAGAGTTTCCGCAACAACCGGCGTAATATCCGAAGTCGCATCCTTACGATTCCAAGCCCAACCACCAGCAAGAGGCCGCTTACGGGCAACCGACAAAGCCACATTCACCTGCGGCTGATCCGTATGAATCACAGACCGATCAATCACGCCGTCATAGAACTTCGCGCAGGCAATCGCCATATCCTTACCCTCAGCCGCAGCAAGAGTCACCAAAATGTCAGTACCAACCAGGAAATGACGGTCACGGCGCTTCTCCACCAAACCCGACATCTCGTCAGCCACAACAGAATGCAACCGGTTCTTCTCCGCACGCGCCTTCACCCACGGAACCACCCAATCAACACCCTTACGGTTATCGTCCAACTCCACATGCCAACGACCATCCGCACGCTGACCAGCCAAAGCAACCGAAGCACGAGACCTATCAGGCTGAACATCAACCGCAATCGACAACCGGTCAATCGCCATAGACGAAGCATCAGCAACAAGATTCCAAGAATCCTCATCAATCACACGAGACGAATCGAGCGCATCCCAAATACCACGGCCCTCACGGTCCCAAGAGTCATCATCACCAAGGTTCTCCCTCAGCCGCTCCATCGACTCAAGTGGCGTGCGCTTCGGGTAGGACGGATTCATGATCGGCCACTGGGAACGGTCATCAGGATCAGAGCCCGGGTCAGCACCAATCTCTAGCCAAATCGCGTTTGGAGCCTTACCCTCAAGCGCCTTGGACCGCCGCAACTCGAAAGCCTCAGAGGGGTCGGAAGGGCGCGGCGGGGTGCCCATGAAGAACAACAGCGCGCCATGCTCATGTCGCGCCTGGTTGGTCGCCGCGATCATGTCCTCAAGCGCCTTCGTATCGAGGATCTGCGCCTCATCAAACACTTCAACGTCAATCTCATCGAAGCCGCGCCCGAAGCCCTGCGAACGAGCGCCGAACATTATCATCGAGCCATTCATGAACTCGACCTGCTGCTCACCGTTGGCCGCACGCATTGCCCGGATCAGTGGGGAGACCTTCTTGCGCCGGCAGATACCCCGCAGCGCCGTAAACGTCTTAGTGGAAGTCCGTAAATGGTGGGCGGTCCAAACAACCTGCAAGCCGGGGAACAAAACGCACATGATGACGAGCATCGCCAGGACGAAATACGTCTTACCGACCTGCCGGGGGATCGAAAGGCCCACACCGCCCACAGTTGCCACATACTTGCCGCGCTTGTCATAACCGAGGCAAACAGTTCCAAGCTGCTGCTGCCACCAATCGAACCCGAGACCCAGTTCGGCACCCTTGGTCTCAACCCTCGGCCAGACCGTCTTCTCAATCGTCG